TGAAATTTGCAACGGCACCGGACTATGGTGGGAGGGCGGCAGATGTTACTGTCCGAATTCCCCGTACCACACTCATGCGCAGGGTGCATGGGACTCAACGACTCCTTTTTGGGAGAGGCAAAAGGCAAGCGATAAACCGAAGCGTAAGTCCTCCGGCTGCAACCGGGGGCAGCGTCGGATCGCTGTTTACAATTATCGCTCTGTAGACTGGTTCAAGTCTTCTTGGCAGGGTGAGCTTACTCAGAACCCTCGCCACGTCCGGTGGGCCCGTAGACGACGCAAGGAGCGGCACACTCAATAGAGTGACGGCCCCCGGTTCCGAAGGCGGCGCGATGCCCGAAGTGGTGTGAGCGCCGGGGGTAGGGGCGCAGGGACTTCGATTAACTATGTCCGATTTTCGGCTATACAACTTCAAGTTGTCTAGTTAGCAAAGTTAATAGAGTGTTGATTTCCCCATATGGGGCATGTCGAACACTTTTATGGGGTCTTGTAGGCTCTCTGGAACTACAACCGCAACAAATACCTACCTGGATACTGCCGCCGAACTATCTGTTATAGATCGTAAGGGGCATAACCAAGTGGCTTCTAATGGTAAGCCCTTGGTTTATGATATGTTATTTACTGTAACTACTCAATCCAATGATATTTCTAATACCCAGGGCGGTAATGGGTTATTGGGACTGTCTGTTTATACATGTCCTAATAATTGGCAGACTAGAAATGCAGTTAGAATGGCTCATTTCCTCCGGGAAGATCTCCGCAAGGCTTCAGGAGTCTCTAAAGGTTCCATAGGAAAGTATGCAAAACACATGCGATTCAACCTGGATTCTGCCATGTATAATATCGCTTATGATCGGTCTACATCCGTTACTGATGAGTCTACGGCTCAGAGGATGTATGCTGTGGAGGATATGGAAGTTGATATAAATCCGTATTCGCCAGCTAACTACTTTGTTGGAGGTGTCTGGGATTATTCGCAGCTTACTCAGTTAGATGATGCGTCTACACCTACTGCAGATCCTTTCTTTGTAAATATCTGCGGTGGACATTCGGCAGCTGTGCCCGGACCGTACACTTACGTCGGGGCATTGCTGGCATACAATCAGAGGCGACAGACGGTTCAGGATGATTCAACTCTCACGCCAGGTGGGGACATCCAGTTTGTAGATAACGACTCGCCGTTCTTCCGTATTCCGGAGACTGATGTTAGTGAGGATAAGTATGTTGAGATTACGCTAGACGAACAGGATAATCCGCCGTACTCTCGAGTTACGAGTGCTACGGGGGATGCTATGTTACCTCAGTTGGCTGATGTTATTCAGATAACTAATAACAATAACTCCTCTCGGAGTTTTCGAGTCCAAGCCCCATTAGGTTTGGTGAAGTTTTCGTTTGGGGATGCTGGTTATGAAGACCAAGACGTTCTCATCAAGTGTGAGTGCTTGGGTACATACGAGATGTGATCAGATGCCCACTGGTCGGCCTTTCCGCCAGCGGGTTAAATGGGGTAAGGGGTATATTTCCCTTTTATTTCGATACGTTTATTCTCGTGATGGTAAGTATCGTAAGAAGCAACGATATGAGTCCTCTCAAGGATGGTTTGATGTTGGATCCTGGGAGCGTCATACTTCTTTTAGGAGGCGATACCAATGAAAATATCAGAGTTACCAGCTGAGAAACTATGGTTCCTTATCGGGATTATAGTAGGTGCAGCTATTCACGGTCCTGTTACCGTTATGGTGGGTCTCTGATGAGTTCGATGGAAAAATGGCTTAGTTTGGGAAGAGGGGGTCCAAACGATCCGTTGGACCCTGAATTTCAGGTCATTTCCGGAGAACCTTCACACATGGCCTTATCTGGCCTTGTTACTACAGTAGCAAAAAGGAATCCTTACGTGTTTGTTGCTATGGGCCTGGGACATGCAGGCTATCATTTTTTATCTAAGCACTCAGGGTCAAGTTCGCAGACTTACCAGCAGAATGGTGGCCCTGAGACCAAGTCTACTTACAAGCCGAGCGGGCATACCCCGACTCTTGGCGCACGTAGTGTAAATTCCGCACATGGGGGTCGTCGTTCGGGGTCGAAACCCCGTAAGAAGTGTCCGCCCGGGTTTCGCTGGTCGGCACGACTTCAGACCTGTATCTTTTCTAGTAAGAAGAAGGGATATTCTAAGGTCTGGGATAAACGCTGATATAGTTCCGTCTTATCAGCCAATTTATGAGAAGTCCAATCAGGTCTCATCCCCCTGATTGTGACTGTTCTCTTTGTAAATGGTGGTGTTGAAATTTGCAACGGCACCGGACTATGGTGGGAGGGCGGCAGATGTTACTGTCCGAATTCCCCGTACCACACTCATGCGCAGGGTGCATGGGACTCAAC